AAGTTAAAGGCGTAAAGGAAACTCTTGCTAAGATAGACCTCGCCAATGCTAAAGTCCGTAAGGCCGTTCAGGAGCAGATCGGCAAGTCGGCGCTTAATATCCAGTTCGGAGCAAAGAAACGTTGCCCGGTGCGGACAGGGGCCTTACGAAACTCCATTACAGTAGATTTCTATGGCGTTATGTCGGCGCAAATTGGGCCACATATGCCGTATGCTCCTTATGTTGAGTATGGCACAAGGAAAATGAGAGCGCAGCCCTATCTTTTCCCGGCTTTTGAAGAAGAAAGGCCAAGGTTTGAGGAGGGATTAGCAAAGGTTATCAAGGGGGCGATTAAATGAAGTCGCCTCTTTTAGCTCTACAAAAAGCCATATATGACCGACTGAAGACTAACCTTGTTTGTCCTGTATACGACCACATTCCAGACGGTGCGGCCATGCCATACGTTACCCTGGGCGAAGATACGGCAGTTGATTGGAGCACTAAACCTGCCCCCGGGATGGAAGTTACCCACACGCTGCACGTGTGGAGCGACTACCGGGGCATGGCCGAGACGAAGCAGATAATCGACCAAGTGGTGCAAGCCCTGACTGCAAGCCCTCTCGTTGTCGAGGGCTTTGCCGTTGTAGTAGGCCGTATGGATATGATTGACACATTGCGTGACCCGGAAGGGTACAGGCATGGTATTTTGCGGTTTAGATTTAAAATCCTGGAGGTGTCCTAAATGGCAGTTAGAGGCGTTGATGTGATGATTTACGTCAATACCGGCGACGATGTTACTCCGGTATGGACGGCAGTTGGTGGGCAACGGGGAGCTACCTTATCCGAAGAAGTTGAAACTATTGATGTGACCACGAAAAATTCTCCTGAGGGAACCCGAGAAGAAGAACCGACAATCTATAGCTGGAGCCTATCTTGTGATGGGGTCTACATTTCGGACGATACAGCGTTGCAGAAACTAAAGCAGACCATCCGGCAACGGGGTAAGGTCAAGGTGCGCGTCAAGGAGGGCGACACCTATACCGAGGAAGGCCTTGCGATTGTCACCAGCCTGGAGCGGGAGGCCCCGCACGACGACGTTGCTACCTACAGCGTAGAACTGAGAGGCATTGGCCCGTTAACTGAGAATCCGACTCCATAATGAGGTGATATAATGGCTAAACCTTTCGTGACGATTGAACTGGATAGACCCAGGCGGCTACGGTACGGAATGAACCAGTTGGCGTCTCTGGAGGATGCCTTGGGTGTGCCCGTGTCGGAACTTGGGAATGTTAAGATGGGTGTTAAGGAGTTACGGCTGTTCCTCTGGGCAGGGCTTTCGTGGGAAGACCCGAGTCTGACGCTGGAAAAAGTAGGCGAGCTGGCTGATGAAGCAGACCTAACCTATTTGGCCGAAAAGGTGGGCGAGGCTTTAACCGCTGCCTTTGGGCAATCAAAAAACTAGACAGGGCCGGTGGCGGAGAGTGGGACTGGGACAAAGCCCTCGCACTAGCCACCGGTCCTCTGGGCTTAAAACCGCAGGAGTTTTGGGAGCTTACTCCTGCCGAACTAAATGCAATGGCTGAGGGCTACCGTTGGCGACAAGAGCAGCGACAGCAGGAATTGACCGTGCTGGCATGGACTACGGCTGCGTTGATGCGGCAAAAAAAATTGCCCCGGCTGGAGAAACTTTTAAAGCCCTTCGGGAAACAGGAAAAGTCGTCCGAAGAGTTGCAGCAGGAATGGGAAGAGTTGCGAAAAGAATTTGGTGTTTAGGGATTGCACACGCTGCAGGGTTTATATCCTGCCGCTTCTTCCTTTTAGTCATATAAGTCCTCCTTCTAAAAGTTTTGGCAATAGCATAACCCATTTACGGAGTGATGTGAATGGCTGAAGTAGGTAGTATTTATGTCCGTATTGGGGCACAAATAGACGATTTTGAGGCCGCAATGCGCAAAATTGAGGGCAGTATAAAGCAGGCAGAGAGCAGATTTGAGGGTATGCGGGCCGTAGGAGAGCGTTTATCTTCCGTGGGACAAAAAGTAGCCTTAGCCGGTGGTGCAATGGCCACCGGCTTTGGTTTCGCAGTCAAAACAGCCGCTGATTTCGAGGCGCAGATGTCCAAGGTGCAAGCGTTATCCGGGGCCACAGAAGCCGACTTCAAGCGTTTGCGTGATGCAGCTATTGAGTTAGGAGCGCAGTCCGTATATTCTGCCAGCGAAGCAGCAGAAGGTATGCAAATTCTAGCTGCCGCTGGCTTTGATACCAACCAGATTATTGCCGCAATGCCAGGCCTCTTGAACGCCGCTGCTGCCGCTGGCGAAAACTTCGGGACGGTAGCCGACATAATGGTGGCGGCTATGTCCGGTTTCGGCTTGCAGGCTCAAGATATGGCCCACATTGCGGACGTGCTAGCGAGCGCGGCTAATGCTTCGGCTATTTCTATCACAGATATAGGTTATTCGCTTAAGTACGTCGCGCCAGTGGCGAAGACGGCTGGGGTTAGCCTGGAAGAAGTCTCCGCTGCCCTCGCCATCCTCGGCAATGCGGGCATTAAGGCGGATCAGGCTGGTACTACCTTGCGTATGGCTCTTATCCGTCTGGCTGACCCGCCGAAGGAAGCGGCGGAAATGCTGAAGCAGCTAGGCGTACAGATTACGGACGCAAACGGAAAAATGTTGCCTTTCCAGCAGATTATTGCTCAGTTACATGAGAAGTTTAGCGGTTTAAGCCAGGCGCAGCAAATCCAGGCTGCATCGACGATATTCGGGGCTGAAGCTATGTCTGGTATGCTGACGCTCATTGAAGCCGGGCCGGAGAAGTTAGGGGCTTTAACGACCGAGTTCCAGAATAGTTCAGGCGCTGCCCAGCAAATGGCCGATACAATGACCAATAACCTGGCGGGAGCATGGGAAGAGTTTAAGGGGGCTTTAGAATCGGCATTTATCGCCATCGGTACCGCATTAACCCCCGCAATCCAGAACATAGTCCAGCACCTGCAGAAGCTGGTAGAGTGGTTCAACAGCCTGCCGGAACCTGTCAAAGAAAATATAGCGAAATTTGCTGCACTAGCTGCGGGATTGACTGTTGTAGGCGGTGGTATGCTTATGTTTGCGGGAATGGTTATGCAGGGTGTAGCGGGAATAGCTACGCTGGCAGCTAAACTGGGGGCGCTACCTGCAGTCTTTACTGGTCTTGCTGGCCCCGTCGGTATTGCTGTTGCGGCACTCGCTGGTCTCGGTATTGGAGCGGTTGCTTTAGCTAACCATCTGAAAAAACCGTCCATAGAAGTTGATTTGTTCGGAAACAAAGTATCTAAAGCAACACAAGAAGCAGTAGGGGCTTTTCTCGATTTGAACGACCAGGCAACAGTAGCTTTAAATCAGCTGTCCTGGTATGGGCAAACTGTAACACAGGAAATGGCTAATAATATTACCTCGATATTTGACCAGATGGGGGATCAAGTATTGGCGGCAATGCAACAAGATCACCAAGCGCAGTTAACACAGATGCAAAACTTTTTCGCTCAAAGTAGCGCCCTAACCGAGCAAGAAGAACAAGAAGCACTCGCGAAGTTGCAACAGCATCAACAACAAGAGCAACAAACTATTCAACAAGGACAACAGAGAATTGCAGAGATTTTAAATACAGCAAAAGAGCAAAAACGAGCGATTACAGATGCGGAACGACAAGAGATTAATCAAATCCAGCAACAAATGGTCGAAACAGGAATACAATACTTATCTCAAAATGAACTCGAAGCGAAGTCTATCCTCGAACGGATGAAAGCGCAAGCTGGAGAACTTACTGCACAGCAAGCGGCGGAAGTTGTACGGAATAGTAAAAAACAGAAGGATGAAGCAATTAAAGCAGCTGAAGAGCAATATAATAATGTTGTCAAAGAAATTATTAGGCAACGTGATGAAGTCGGTTCAATTACGAAAGAGCAAGCGGATAAACTTATTCAAGAAGCGACAAGACAACGTGATGAAGCTGTTAAAAAAGCGACTGATATGCACAACAAAGTGGTCGAAGAGGCGAAAAAGCAGGCGGGCGAACACGTTAATCAAGTCGACTGGGAGACCGGACAAGTCCTCTCTAAATGGGAAGTGTTTAAAAATGACATGCAATCCAAGTGGGAAACGATCAAAACGAACACAAAAAACAAACTTATAGAAATGAGCAACGACATCAAAAATAAATACGAGGAAATGAAAAATACTGCTAGTGATAAATTCGAGAGCATGAAAAACGCTATTTCTGAAAAGATGACAACAGCAAAGACGAAAACAGAGGAAATCTGGAATCAAGCTCAATCGTTTTTAGAAGACATCGATTTATTTGAAATCGGAAAAGACATCATCAAAGGGTTTATTGATGGAATATCTTCAATGGCCCATTCAGTTTATAAAAAAGCGGAAGAAATCGCGGATAGAGTGAAAGATACTATCAAAAGTGCTTTGCGAATCTCATCCCCGTCCAGAGTGATGATGGAACTAGGAGAATTCACTGCAGAAGGCTTTGCTGTAGGTCTTAATCAGGCAATTGCGGCCGTACGTCAGCAAGCATTGGCCTTGGCTGATATTGCTATTCCCGCAGTGCCGTCTGTTGCGACACTTTCGGTTTCTTCTCTTTCAATTCAAGGATTGAGCACACCGGAACCCAGCATGAATTTAGCGGGTGCAGGGGCCGGAGGTGGAGATATAATCATTCAGAATATGTACGTACGTAATGATACGGATATTGAACTTATAGCACGGCGCCTTTGGCAGCTTCAGCAGTCCCGTTCAAGGGGGCGAGGTAGATGAGTTTCATCTTTAACGGTATAAGCAGCGACAGCTTTGGCATAATCGTTAAAGATATCAAGCGGCCTTTACTTCCCAATCAGAATGACAGTTACCTGCAAATTCCGGGCAGGCATGGAAGCTATCTTTTCCCTCGTGAAATGGCGGACAGAATAATAGAAATAGACTGCGCCTTATCAAAAACGAGTTTAGCAGACCTGCGAAACTCTATTCGAGATATAGCTGCTTGGTTATATACCGAAGAACAGCAACCCCTTTCATTTAGCGATGAGAGCGATAAATATTACCTTGCCAAGCTGGACGGCGCTATAGACGTGGAACAAATAATTGCCATCGGCCAGTTCACCCTGCGCTTCCGGTGTGACCCCCTAGCCTACGGCGCTGAACAGCAGGCCAGCTTTACGGATGACACCGTAACTGTAACCAATGAGGGCACCTTCGAGGCTCTGCCGGTGTTTGAGGCCACTTTTACCGCGGCGGCCAGCGAGTGGAAAGTCATTTTGGGGGCCAAATACGTCCGGGTAGTCCATGACTTCCAGATCGGCGACACCATGGAGGTCAACTGCGCCACCGGGGCCGTCTTAATCAACGGTGGCCGCGCCTTAGACAAATTGGATTGGCAGAACAGCGTATTCTTTTCCCTGCCGCCGGGGCAGAGCACGCTGACAATTACGCCTGCAGGGGTCTGCACGGCGACGATAAGATTTAACCCGAGGTGGCTGTAATGGCTAACGGTATAATCATAGAACCATCAGCAAACAACGTAATCCTTGAGCCGTCGCATAACAGTATCACCGTTGAGACTATCTACATCTGGACTGATTATTACTTCCTCAATATGGCGCAAGTTTTGCCGGAGCATAAGGAGGTCGAAACATGAGCACAACCTTCATCACCAAAAGGGGCGATTTTCGGACTGCGATAAAAGCTACCCTCAAAAATAACTCCGGTCAAGCCGTAGATTTAACGAGTTGTGCCGTAAAGTTTATCATGGCCGATTTGCGCAACAGGGTTAAAATTAACCGAAATGCGATAATCCAGGATGCTGTAAACGGCGTGGTATGGTTCATCTTCGAGGCAAACGAAGTCGATGAAGCCGGGACGTTTCGGGGCGAATTTGAAGTGACATATGCTGATGGCAGGGTAGAAACATTTCCGAATGAGGGATATATTACCATTAAGATAAATTCTGATTTAGGCTAAGGAGGAGACAATAATGCCTTATAACACTCAACAAATAAAAAGAGACCAACAGAATTCCCCTATACCGCAATATTTTAATCCAACAACTGACGTTTACGAACCTCTTCTCGGCCGCAACGGGGCCAACCGTGTTGAGCTTTATGGTCCGGACGGAACCCCGATTGGCACAACTGCAGGGAAGCTAAACGTCCGGGCAAGCGAAATTGAAAGCATCCTCACGACGATCCAGGGTTACGTAGATGGCCTTGAGGCGGCCCTAGGCGAAGTCCAGGCAACGCCGACGACTTACACCGTCTTGGCCCGGCTGAAGGATTTGTCTGACCGACTGGGTGAAGTTTCTTCCACACCAACAGCAAACACCCTGCTGGCTAGGCTCAAATCCCTTGAGGACAAAATTGACGCTATTACGTCAGGGGCGACTCCGGCAACTGCTCAACTATCGGGAAGTGAAATGGAATTGTACAGCGATACTATAAGTGAT